GTGTGCCCCCCGCACCGGCGACACCGGCCACCCCCAACCCGACACCCGTGGTCGCCAACGCACCCTTGATCGCCGCCGCCATCATCGACCCGATCTTGACCGCTGTGCGTTTCGCGGCGACCTCAATACGGGCGAACAGCGAAGCCCCCCACGACACCGTTTTGATGCCCGCTGTGATACCCGCGCCGATGGTCTTGCCGACCACCAGGCCGGTGACCGCGCCGATACGGGAACTAGTGGTGCGGAACTCATCGAAGAACTTCCGCGACGACGCCGCGCCCGCACCACGATTGGCTCGCTCCATCGCCCGCGCCACCCACGGCTGAGAACCCAGCCGGGACTGCAACGCCTGCGCCATCTGGCTACCAGCCCGGTCGCCGGCCGCTTTGCCAGCCGACCCGGCCTGGTCGAACGCCGACCGCACCTGCTCCTTGACGCGGCCCGTGTTGACGCTCAACGAGATGTAGGCGGTCGCCAACTCCACACCCGCCATCAGGTGTCTCCTCTCAGTCGTGCGCGTCGTCGGGCCAGTTCATCGGGAGTGATGCGGGTCTGCCGCCGCTCCTTGGGGAACGAGATCGGTTGCGGCTGACTGCCCTTGCCGCCGCCGCGCTGCCAGTTACCGGACTGCGTTGCGTGTAACACCCCGGCGAGGACTTCCAACTCCGGGGTCACCCACCACGACCTCGGTCGCCGCGCCCGATACCACGCCGACTCCCCGGTCGGGGGCAGCCAGGCCAGGAAGTCCCGCAGGTCCGACCACGACAACACCCGACCCACATCGGAACGCCGCCACCCGGCCTGCATCAGGTCGTAGTTGATCGCCCCGCCGTTGACTCTCAGTTCGGCGGCGAGGCTGCGGATTCCCCCAGCGTGATCGCCGACTGGCTTTTCCAGTAGGACAGCAACTCGTCCAGGGCACCGGAGGGCAGGGCGTCGAACCACTCGTACTCGTCCTCGCTGACCACCGACTTGAGCATCACCAAAGCAATCTCCCTGGTGCGCTTCCGCATCGGTTTCGGTTTGACCGCCGCGAACGGGGCCAACGCCTCCAACACCTTCTCGTCCGGGACGGACAGCAACTCCCGGGACTGCCCCTGCTTCATCGACTTGCGTACCACCACACCCAGCTTCTCCAGGCGGGCGCGGGCCGCGTCGATCATCGGCTCCCATGTCACTTCCTCCCCCACCGGTGCGTTGGTGAGGTCGTTGGCCGCCGAGATGACCTGCTGCTCAACGTCGAGAGCCTCCAGGTCGTCCATGAGGCGGTCGAACTTGTCCTCGGGGATGTAGTCGAAGCGGGGCAGCATCACCGTCACCGGTTTGCGGCCGGTGACGGGAACCTCCACCGCGATCTTGGTTCGCTCATCGTCGTAGGAGGCGAGCTTCAACGGCTTCATGTGGACGGCCTTTCACGGGTTGTTGGGACAGCTGGATACAGGGGGCTTCCCGGCCGGGGGTGGCAGGCCGTCCCAGGTTCACCACCCCCGAGCCGGGAAGGTGTTAGGCCTTGGCCTCGGCGGGCCGGCGAACCGTGGCAGTAGCGGCTTCCGGCAGGGCGGGGGTCTTGAAGTACACCTCCACCGCGTCGCTGCCATCGGCGGGCTTGAAGCAGTCCACCGTCAGGTCGTACATCAGCAGCCCCGTGTTGGTGTAGGTCATGTCACCAATCTCGGTGACCTGCCCCTCCTTCACCAGCAGCCGGCCGGCCAGGTCGCCGTCGATGAACTCGATGACAACCACCTGGCGGGACAGCATCAGCGACGAGTGCTTGACGGTGATCTTGCCCGGGGTGCCGGCAGCGGCCGGCGTCTCGGTCACGTTGTCCTCACCGAACGCCATCTTCAACGCGGCGGCCGAGGACTCCAGCAGCGCGAACCTGACCGTCTCGGTGTAGCGGTCCAGGGTCGTCTTGACCACATCACCGCCCCAGGCGTAGTGCTTGGTCGTCTCTTTGTTAGTGACGTTGGTGACGCCGTCCTCGGAGATGTAGCCGAGGTCCACGAACGCCGCATCCAATGCGGCCTCGGCGTCGGTGGGCAGGGTGGTGCCCAGCGGGGCGGCGAACACCGCCGCCGACCCAGCCGGAACAGTCGCGGCGATCACGTTCTGCGAGTTAGCCATTAGAGTGCCCCTTTCAAGGCGATGTGGGACGGCCTCAATGGGGGTTATTCAGTTGTGTATGCGGTTGTTGTTCAGTTGTCCCTTGAAAGGGTCAGTTGGCTTTCACCGCCAACTCGGCTTGGAACTCCCAACGGTCGCGGTTCAGAATGTCGGGGTGGGGGCGGTCGGTGGGGCCGGACTCCGCTCCGTAGCCACGGATGAAAACCTCAAACGCCATCCCGTTATGGGACACCGACTGGGTGGTGCCCACCGAGTTGCGGAACGCCGCCCGCGCCTGGTTGCACATCATCTCGCACTGGAACTGCGACAGCCCGTAACACTCCACCAGCAGCCGCATCATGTCGGTGGCCAGATCGGTTTGCCGGCCACCGATACGGGTGACCTTGATGAACTGGTCGGGCATGTTCCGCGCCGGCAACCTCGTTGACACCGGCACCACGTTGGAGAACGCCAACCCCAGAATGTGGACGGCGGCGAGCAGCCCCGGCTTCGGGGTCGGCCACCACCTCACCTCCGACATCAGGCACCCAAGCTTCGGCGTAGCGTGTTGTGGACCGCGTCGGAACGTTTCGCGTGCGTGGTGCCCGCATACACCCGAACCTGCCACCGGCCATACGGGTTACGGGCACCGGGCTGAGACGAGATGAAATACCCCTGCTCGCCGAGTTCGTCGTTGGCGCGGTCAGCGATACTCACCGCCAGGTTCTCCAACGCCGCCCGAACCCGGGAATCGGAGTCGCCGTACCGGATCGCCCGGAAGGCGGCGTTGTTCCACCGCCACTGCACGTCACTCATCGGCGCCGGCCAGGTCGATGGTGTAAGCGGATTGAGAGCTTTTACTCCGGTACGGGGACAGCATGTCCTTGATCGTTTTCGACAACCACGGATCACTCGACTCGGCCGGTGTGGCCCGGTACGTCAACATCTGCTGCGACGAGTTGTAGCCACCCGCCGAATAGTCGGCGGTGGTGGTGGTCGGCTTGTTCAGAACCTTCTCCACCATCCGCGCCACCGCCCGCGTCACCGCAGGAGGCACCGGATCGGGTGCGTGACCCAAGTAGGCCACCACCCGATCCGATGCTTCCTCCAGCAACAAAGCCACCGACGCCTGCTCGGCCTCATCGGCCAGCGAACGCCCCAAGGCGCGTTCAACATCTGCATCCGTGGCCAGAGCCATGACTACTTGCTGGTCTTCGCCGACAGGGTGCCCGAACCGGAGGTGTACTTCACGAACGCCTCCACATCGTTGATCAGGCAGCCGTACTCGGCCTCAGCGAGGATCGCGACGAGGTTGTTCTCGAACAGCGACACCAGGGTGCCGCCGATCGTGACCGGCGCCTCGGTCGACACCTTGTAGGAGATGCCACCCACAGCACCCCACACGATCTGCGACCAGTCGCCACCCCAACCGACGACGTTGCCGGACTTGACGTTGTCGCCGAGCATCGCGGGCCGGCCGATCAGCCGGCCCGGGGTGACCGCGGTGGTGGTCTCCGCGAGCGGGGTCTCCACGAACAGCGGGCGGCCGTTGCCGTCCACACCGGACAGCAGGATCGGCTCGGCGGCGCGGTCCAGGGCGAAACCGGTCAGCTTCTTGCTGTCATCGACGAGGGCCTGCAGACCGGCCACCACATCGGCGTACACCCCGCCCGCGGTGCCCGCGGCGGTTCCCAGAGCGACGCTCTTGGTGGTGGCGGCCAGATTCTCGCCGAACGGGCTGCCGGTGCCGTGCAGGACCGCGTTATCGAACGCCACCGCCATCGCCTCGGCGATGTCGTCGCGCAGGATCTGCATGAAGTTGCCCGGGTTGGCCCGCACCACCTCAGCCGACACCACCGAGATAGCGGCGATCTTCTGCGGCTGAACGGTCTTCAGGGCGAGACCGGACTCGGTGGTCGGCTTCTGGCCGCCCTCCGACACCCAGCCGGCGGCGGCTTTCACCGTCGACACGGGGATGGCCTGCCCGTTGATGCCCAGCGGGATCTCCCGGGCCAGCTGCTGCACGGTGGACCGCTTGCGGGTCTCCGAGAAATAGGCTTGGGAGATCTCCGGGCGGAGGAACCCCGAGAAATCGGAGGTAGTGGTTGCGGTGGTTTGAGCCATGACGGCTCTCCTTTCAAATGAGGTGTACTAGTTGATTCCGAGTTTGCGTTTCAACGCCGACTCCAAGTCGTCGCTGTTCAACGCCGGGACACTCGGGTTGCTGCCCTCGGCAGGCACAAACAGCCCGCCGGCGGCGGGTTGTGCGGTGCGCTCAGCAAGACGCTCAGCTTGCTTGGTCAGAGTTTCCTCATCTGTCCCGGTGAGGAACAACGAAATGTCGTCGGGGTCGTTGATCCCGAACTTCGTGGCGACCTCGAGCACCAGCAGCCGGGTCATGGCCTGATCGCGTTCCGCGACAGCCTGATCCCGCTCGGCGGCGAGGCGTTCCTCGTTGGACAGTTGAGAGGCTTTCAGAGTGTCCAGTTCCATGCGGGCCTGGGCGTTCTCCTTGGCTTTCTTCTCCTGCTCGCGAGCCTTCTGCTTCCAGAACTCCACCGTTTCGGTGGGCTTGGGCGCTTCCGGCTGATCCACCGTTTCCGTTGCGGCTTCGGTGGTTGTGCCTTCCTCGGACATAATTGTGCTCCCGTTTCGGGTTGTGCCCGCGCCGTTCCGGCTCGAGCGACGTTCTCTCATCTAGGCGATGTCGGCGCCTAGCTCCCGCCAGGCGGCGAGGATCTTCTTCGGATCCGACGACCCGGACGCCTCCCTGGCCTTGTTGTACTCCGTTGTCCACATATCCACCTGGGTGGCGTAGTCGGGGTCTTCCTCGAACAGCAGTTCCAGCGGGTCGAGCCCGACAGGCACCGCCCGGGCGGTGCAGTAGCAGTCGTCGTGGTATTTGTCGCCGAGCCTGCGCACACCCCGCGGGCTGCGGGCTCTGGCCTGCCCCTTACGGTTCCCGATCTGGTAGGTCTGCTGCATCTCGTCGCGGCGGGCCAACGCCTCCTCGCGGGTCATCTGACCTGATGCGATCGCCCTACGATCCCCGATCGACAGATTCACGCTGCGACCCGCAACCCGGGTCTCGTACTCGCCAGTCTCCGTGTTCAACTCGGCGCCGCGGTAGGTGCTGTCGAGATCCATGCGGGTGGCCAGCATCCGGCAGAACGCGCAACAATTCGGGCGGGCCACCCGAATCCACCGCATCCCGTTCCGCTGGGCGTTGACCACCGTCGTCTGACGGTCCCCGTCGAACACCGCCCGCTGAATCGTCCCACCCAACCTGTCCAGGGCTGCTGAACCGTCCGCACCCAACGCCCACTCGGCGGACTTGCGCAACTGCTCAACCGCAGGCAACGCCGCAACCACCGCCGGCGCAGCTCCCGGGAACTCATCCTCGAACAGCGTCGCCGAAATCTGCGCCGCTAACTGCTGATACGGATCCACCACACCCGGAAACGCATCCACCACATAGGTGAAGAAGTCGACATCTTCCATCCGGCCTGCGGCGTCCCACAACCGGATCATGTCCTCCTTGGCCCGCAACCCCAGCTGGGCCATGATGAACCGGCGCTCAGCCGCCGATACCGGCATCGCTCACCGGGGGTTGTTGGGTGCGCAGTGACTCCAGCAGCCCCGCCACCGTCGACCTTCGCTGATCAGCCCGCAAACGGTCAATATCGACGCGGGAGAAACCCCACTTCTCCAAAATCACATCCGAATCGGCCAGCCACGGCAACGTGGCCACCGTCTTAGCCATCGCATCCGCCGCCGACGCCTTCGACGGGGTCGACGGATCCCGCCACACCGCCTGCAACTTCAACCAATCCTCGGGAACATCACTCAACCCGTCCCGCAACATCAACGCATTACGCATCGCCCGAACCCAGCCGCTGCCGAACACCCGGCCGGCGTTCTCCGCCTCAATCACCAGCTCTTCCTTCGCGGCGTAAATCGCCTCCGCCGACGCCGGATTGTCCTGCACAATCCCCAAACTCGACACCGGCAAGCTCGTCTCCGACGCGAACAGCATCGCCCACTGCCGCAACTGGTCGGTGTGCGGCTGCATCGACATCTGCGGGAACTGGCCGACCTCCGGCTTGAACGCCGGATCCACACCCTCATCAACCATCGGCGGCTCAACCGCCAACACCCGACCCAGGATCGCCGACCAGCCACCATCATCGAACGCCTCAGCGGGAAGGTTCAACGCCCACCGCTGCGGGGCCGTATAAAACTCCGCCCCGATCTCCGAGCGGACCACCGTCCGCAACGCCGAATCGGTCAACGACATCACCGGCCGGGAAATCCGCGACGTACCAAACGGCACCCCCAGGCGCGGCCGGTACACCAACGGCTCCACCGGGACCCGACCCAACTGGTGGCGGCGCTCCTCGAACTGCCACGGCAACCCGGCATCGTCGCGCTGCAACACGATCACACGATCCGCCAGATACATGACCATCAGCAGCGGCGACGACCCCGAACTGTCCCACTCGATCACCGACAGCGCCGACTTCAACGCCCGACGCCGCGGATCCCAAATCCCCGTCGCATCAAAAGCGTTCTTCACCATCATCAACACCGGCGGCTCACCGGCCGCCGTGTCACCCAGGATGGTGCAGATGAACGCACACGAATGGATCATCGCCGAATCGTGGGCCATCGTGGACTCGACATCCATGTTGTTCGACAGCCACAACTCCGAAATCCCCAGGTCGTCGGACCCCATGCCCGGGATGACGAACCCCTCGAGGTTGCAGCGCCGCGACAGCACATCCACCGCTTTGGCCGGCCAACCCAGCACCGCCTCGAAATTGCGGAACTTCGGCGGGATCGCGATGTTCAAATCCCGCAACGCATACCGGGCGTCATAGTAGGACGCCTTAAGGGCGTTGCCTCGGCGCTTGTCGTCCAACTGCTGCAACAGATCGTTCAGCGTCGACGCGTCGGCGTCGGCCAGGCCGGGCACCACCACAGGAAACATCAACTCAACACCCGAACCCTTCTCGACGACACTCCCGCCGACGGCCGGCGCCGCGACGACGACGCACCGAACAACGCCAACGTCGCCGCAACGATCGGATAGATCTGGCTCGTCGGATCGCTACGGTCCAACGCCCAACCACCCGCATCCCGGATCGGCCGGCGCCGAGCCCCCATGATCGCCTCGGTCAACTGCGGCTGCGCACCATGCGTCAAAGACTCCGCCGCGATCCTGTTCTCCAACATGCCGCACGCCTGCGCCATATTCGCCGCACTCGTCACCACAACCCTGCAACTACGGGCCTTCAACTCCGGCACCAGCGACGCCGCCGGAGACGCCCCATCAACAACCACCGTCACAGTGCGCCTGGCCCGGGCCGCCACCCACTCCACAGCCTGCGCCGCATCCGAACCGGCCCACACCTGCTCGATGTGGGCGTCCTCCCCCTCCACCCAGCAGCCGGCCACCGAAATCGCCCGACCATGCGACATGTCCAAACCAAGAGCATCCGGCTTCACATCATCAGCAGGGCCCACATCAGCCATGTCCCGCCACTGCTGAACAGACACCAACGGCTTATGAACCGACACCTCATCCCAGATTCCCTGGGCTTCACGCCGGAACGAATCCTCCGACAGCACCTTGAACATCCGCAGAATCGCCCGCTCCGACGTGCGCTTCGGGAACGACGGGTTCATCTTCCGCCACTGCTCCCGATCCAACGGATCACACCCGCGATCCGCCGAAATCTCCACATAACCCACATCAGTCGACTCACCCGCCAAAGCCTCCTGACGCAACACCGTGAACACCTCACCCGGATCATTCGGCTTCGGCGGAGTCCCCGCCATCACCACCAAAGGATTCCTGGCCGCGTTCGTCGCCGGCACCATGTCATCCATCGCGTTCTCCGACAAAATCTGCGCCTCATCGAAAATCAGCACATCAATCCCGGCGAAACCACGACCGAACCCGCGCTCCCGGGCGCCGAACAAAATCCGAGACCCGTTCACAAACTCCACAGCCTCAGTACCCGCACCGCGAACAATGTTCAACACATGCGGGGCGACCTTCTCCCTCACCGCGAACCCCTGCATCGACTTGAACGTCTCCGCCGCCGTCCGCGTCCGATGCGCAGTCCAAATCACCGTCGTCTTCTGCTGAATGCACATCGCGAACACCATGCCGCCCAGCAGATGAGTCTTCCCCGACTGGCGAGGCACCGACATCGCGAAAATATCCGCCGCGAACCCGCCGTCAGCCCGCTTCCCGAGGATCAGCCGACCCAAACCGTCCTGCCACGGATCAAACTCCAAACCCATCCGCGAACAGGTCTCCCGCACCGCCGGCCAACCCGTCGACACAACCCCCTCCGGGGTCACCACATGACGGGCAACCTCAGATAGCCGACTCATCCCACGGCTCATCCGGTGTCGCCGCCGCAGCAGCAACATCATCATCCTCGCTGCTGGCGTCGATCGCCTCGATCTCGTTGGCGATCTCCAGCAGCCGTCGCGTCAACGCCGCCAAATCCCGGGCCGGCGTACCCGGATCCTCCACCGCCGTCGCCACCCTGGCCCGCATCGTCACCAGCAGCTCACGCCGATCACCGGACGCCGCAGCCGCACTGACCGACTTCCCTTCAGCCGCCGCAGCCTCATCGACAGCGACAGCGCGCAATTTACGAGCAGCCACCAGTGATCCTTTCCTTGGAAATTGGTCGTGAATAGATGCCTAGCTATGCCGCGAGTGCTAGGCGCTGACGGGGAGATCGGATGGGGTGCGTGGGGTATGTGCTGGTCAGAGCGTTATCCAATCAATGCCAACTGTTCCCCGCCGCCTTGGTCGCGCTTTATCGCGTTGCAGATGAAGCAGGCTGTCGCCACGTTGGCCGACTCATGTTTCCCTCCGCGGGCCAACGGAATAATGTGGTCTATGGTCGGTGACCTCGGATGTGGCGCTTTCTTTCGCGGGTCGGTTTTTCTGCCGCAGATGTGACAGCGGTAGTTGTCTCGCTTCAAGATTTTCATTCGTGACACGTTCTCAACGAAGGCATCTTTTTGTCGTGATCGCCTGCGTGCCACTCTGGCATGGCGAATGTCTTCTTTGTTCCGCTCGGTACAAAACTTTGAGCAGCACCGACCGGGGCCTGATGATGGGGTTAGGAACACGGTCGGACACATCTTGCATGTCCGTTGAACCCAGATCGTTCTTCCCTTAGTCCCCCGAGACGCCCTCTTAAGCTTCTGTTCTGCTAGTCGTCGTCGGCGTTCAGCCTCGGTCAGCCGAGGTTTGGGGCCGATTTTGGCGCCACCGTTGGCTTCCCGTTCGGCTTTCCATCGTTCTGCGTTGACCGCTTCCATCCCGCACTGGTAGGAGCAGTGCTTGGTTTTCCGGCGCTGAACTTGCGCTGTTTTCCCGCACACTGCGCAGGTGATGGTGTATTTCTTCTGGCTGCGGTGCCAAGTGCTGTAATGCGTTGGGCAGAAGCCTCGCGCAAGTACTGGGCTGTTGCAGCCATCCTCGGTGCATATCTTGTGCTTGCTTTGTGATCGGCGGGGCGGCCTGCATGTTGTGCAGTATTTCCGCCGTGGGCCCCCGGATGGCGCTGATTGTGGTATCGGATTCCCGCATGGGCAGATAGCATCAGCCACTAGCCGACCTCCCGTGTCGGTTAGGCCCCGGAGTTACAGCGTTGGCGCGCTGCCGGGGCCGTCTTTAGTTGATTTCTCGATTATGGCTCAGGTGTTGGACAAATCTGGTAGTTCCCTCATCACCAGGTGCGTTCAGTAATGAAATCCACGCCGGCCGCGATCTTGTCGGACTTGTCGCGGTTGCATTTACGGTGAGCAGCTGCAGCGTTGTCCAGGGTGTGTGAGCCGCCGCGGGCGATCGGGGTGATGTGGTCGACGGTGAACGCCAGCGGATCCAGGTAGTGGGCGTCGTAGTCGATGGGCTGGCCGCAGATGTGGCATGGGGGTTCGTCGGCGGCGATGATCTTGCGGAACTTCTGCTGCCGGGCGGCGTTACGTTTCATCTCGCGTTCAGGTAGTCGACGGCCGGGCCGATGTTGTAGTTCAGGTGCGGGGTTGTGCCGCGGACGAAGAACAAGCCGGCGTCGATGATGGCTTGGAACATGCCGATGGCTTCAGCCACCTGGTGGGAGTCCTGCCGGATCCCGAGCACTTCAAGCACCTGGGCGAGGATCGAGTCGGGGCCGGTGAAGATGCGGGTGCCCATGATGATCTTGTAGATGGCGGTTTTGTTTTCGCCTGATTCGCCGTGCACGTCGGTGTACAAATCGCCTTTGTGGGCGTAGTCCCGCCACATGGTGGGGGTGTCGGTCATCAGCACGTCGCTGATGCCGTAGCTGTTCTCGCCCACCATCGCCCCGCCCGGGTCGGGCCAGGCGCTGCCCGCCTCCCGCATGGGGTTACCCCAAGTGACGGCCTTGGTGACGCGGTCCTTGACCCAGTGGAGTTGGCCGTCGGGTGGGTTGATGTCTTTCATCCAGCATTCG